GATCTGAAACGAGCCTCCCCGCCAGGAGTGTTTCAACGCGTGGGGGAGGAGCCGAGGCTATTCCAGAAAGGGGCAATGCTCAGCGGTCCAAGCGGTGGAGATCATTTCCGCGCCGCCGGGTTTGGTGTCCTTGGCATCTTTGAGGACGATGGTGCCGTCATCAGGATCATGACCACGCCAGGTGCTGCCGGTGGCGAGATCAGTGAAGTTTGGCAGGTCGGTGATGGCGCTGCCGACGGTGGCGATGGCGAGACCGGCGAGCGTGTAGATTTTTCCGGTGAAGGCCATGCTCAAGAGCGGGTTGCTGCCGAGGCGATGCGCGAGGGCCTTGGAGTTGGCGTCGGTGTAATCCGTGAACGTGCGCGAGGCCGAGAACTCGAAGGACTCGGTGATCATGTTCGGCGTGTTGGCAGTCTCAGGGAGTGAAGACCAGTTGTGAGCGATGAGGGCGTCCATAGAGCGAAGGATTTAAAGCGGGATTCAGTGAGGGGGCGGTGTCAATCAGGCGAGGGCGGTGACGACGGTGAAAGTGAAGTCAAAGCTGAGCTCGATGTGCCCGGTTTCCTCATCGAGATCGCGCTTGAAGGGGAGGTGCATGAGGTGATGCACGACGGGCTGCCAGCCCTGCTGGGTTTCGCTGGAGAGGGCGGCAATGTAAGCCTGGAGGGCCTCCGTATCTGCCAGACGCTGGCGGATGGCCTGCATGTAAAGCTCGGCACTGTTGCTGGTGGTGCCTTGCGCCGGGTCATCGAGGAAATGACCCGTGACGGTGAATAGCGCGTCGTAAATATGCCGGAGGGTTTCAGGCCTGCGCTCGTGAGAGATGACGGCCCTTGGCCTGGTCACGGGGTCTTTGTCCTGCGCGGTGCGGATGGGCATGACGCTGGTGGTCGGCACACCTGCGGCTTGGCTGGCCGAGGTGCGGAGGTAGTCGCGGAACAGTTCGTTGAAGTAGATGTCCCAGTTTTTGGCAGGCATGGTGTTTAGCGGGTGAAGCGGTTGAGCTCGGCTTTGAGGGCGAATTTGTAGGCATTGGCGAGGCGCTTCTGGCGCTTGCCACTTTGCAAGACGTAGTCCATGCGGCGTTGGAGGTCGATCTGGCTGCCGAACTTGGATTTGTTGGTGATGCGGACCAGCCACTTTTGCGGGCTGGCGATGATGGCCACCGAGGACCACCTTTCACCGTGGCGGCGAATCCAGACCGGCACGGGCACACTGAGGGCGCGGGCAGCGGCGTTAAAGCCTGCACAGAGCCCGCCGACTTTGGCGAAGACTTCCTTGAGGTAGGCCTGATAAACGCTTTGCCGAACAATGAGCTTGTCCACAAACTTCCAGCGTCCGATGCTGCGATCACGTCCGCCCGCGGAGGTCATTTTGCCGTTCTTGAAATAGCGCTGGTGGTGACTGTGGAGGGTTTCCGTGGTGGCATCTGGGCGGAAGTTTTGGCGCTCGGTGCCATAGACGGTGCCGTCTTTTTTCACAAACAGGCGCACGTTGTCGCCCGTGCCGCTGATGCTGGAGGCTGCCTGGCTGACAATGCTGTCAGCGAGTGGCATGATGACGCCCCCACGCACGGTGCCCGCACTGCGCCTTCCACCACGGAGATCCGTCATGATGGCCCGCTCGCCCCGGCGCTGGGAGTCTTTGCTGGTCTTGCCCGTGTTTGGCGGCGTGATGGCGATCACATCGCGGACAAAGCCTTTTGCATCAGCCCTGAAGACTTTCTCCAAAACAGTGCGGGAGCTGCCGCCGACTCGTTCGAGTTTAGCGAGAGCTCCCCGGGTGTCTGTTTTGGCGGTGACTTTCACAGCGGTGGCTTACTTGGCCGCGCCAGATGCCACGGGCTTGAAGTTGATCTTGGTGGCGCTTTTGGCGACGCCGAGAAAGACGACGTAATCCCCTGTGGCAGCATCTGCATTAGGGGCGACGGCTCCAGCGGTGCCGGACAGAATGAGGATGTCACCTGTGGCGACGGTGCCACCGAGAGTGAGGTCGTCGTCTTCGCGAATGATGCGCACAGGCTGGCCAGCCGCAGCACCGCCAGCAGCGATGCCGAAGACGACGCGGGCGAGGGCTGTGGCGCTGTCAGTATCCGCGAGCTTGACCTTGTTGGAGTCGCCCGTGTCCTCATACACCACCTGGCCAGCCGTGATGGTGGCTCCGGCGGTTTTGGTGACGATCTTGGCATTGGCTCCAGGGATGACGCTGGCGGCAGTGATGCTGATGTCAGCAGCGGGGGCGATGCTGACGGCGATGAAGAGGCAAAGGAAGGCGAGGAGGGTTTTCATGGGCATGTTTGGGAGGGTGTCAATTTGGGGGAAGACAGGGAGACTGGGAGACAATGAGACTGGGGGGTGAACTGCCGCTGGAGCTGACAGACTCGCTAGGGCTCGCTAGCAGCTCAGCTCTTTGTTCTGGCAATGCTCGCGCCACGCTGGGCAAAACTGGATTTCATCCACACCGACAGCAGCACAGTAGTCGCCCTCGTCTGGGAAATAACTTTCCTCAGCATGGAAGCGATGGCGGCAGTTTCGACAGTGGCCTGTTGCTCGATTCACTCCGAGATTTTCTTTGCCGTATGCCTGCACCCACTGCGCCGATGATCTGGCCGCGCATTCGGGGCAGCCAGAACCAGCGCGTGCAGGCAACGGCTTGAAGTTAGTCTTTTGTGTATTCATAGCTTTGTGCTCGCCGTTGCCTGACTCTGATCGTTCACCCTTCAGGCTGGGTGCAGGTGAGGGTGCGGAGGATGCCGTCAGCGTCGGTTTGCTCGTTTTCGAGACGGTAGGTGATGCCGGTTTCGACGTGCTTGATGAGGACGCGTTTGATGGGCTGGGTGACGAGGGTGGTGTCCCGCACGATGGCCATGGGTAGGACGCCGGTGAAGCATTGGAAGCTGGCGTTGCGCTGCTGCTTGGTGCCTCCTGTGAGGGTCATCAGGGTGCCGCTCTGCTGGGAGTGGCAGGCTTTGTAATTCACCCCGCCGATCTGGATGGTGGCTGGGTAGGCTTTTTCAAGCATATGCTGGTGCTTGATTTTGGTGCGGCGTAGGGGGGCGGACATGGTGGGATGCTTTGATTTATGGATTATTTGTCGAGGCCTAACAAGAAGCGTAAGGCGTTGGATTCCCCGGCTGCGGAGTGAAAGGCGGTGTTTTTCAGCGGAAGCTGCGGGAGGTTGATGAGATCAAAGATTTCATCCTTTGAGAAACCGACTTCGGGCACGGGGTGTTTACGGTGGAGGGCATAGCAGACGGCCAGGGAATGCAGGTCGATGCTTTGAGCCATGAAGGGGCAGGTGCCGTAACCGGCGCGGGTGAGGGCGGCCCGGAGCCATCGGATGGTGAAGGCAGTGTTCATGCCTGCGAGGATGACGGGGACGCCGAGGCCGATGTCGGTTTCGATCCAGTTGATCAAGGCCTGAATAGCGAGGCCTTCGCTGGGCAGGTCGCCTGTGCGCTCACGCAGGTCTTCGGAGGGCATGTAATACTCGGTGACAAAATCGGCGAGGTCGCGGTCTGTCGGGCCGCCCGCGATCCAGATGCCGTAGAGTTGGATTTTGCTGATGTCTTGCTTCCAGTGCGGTTGGTCGTGACGCGTGAGACAGAGAATGTGGGGTGTGGTTGGCTCCATGTTTTCTGGCGGCTGTCAAAGCTGGAAACAAGAACGCCGTGCCCCCAACCAAAGGGCACGGCGCTTGCTTTTGTCTCAACAAACCCAGGGGAACGACTGGGATGATTTTTCAGGGATTAACCAAGAAGTGTGGCGACAAATTCAGGCTTCCAGACTTTGACGCCGTAGAATGCCATCAGCTTGATTTCGTTCATGCCGTAGCCCTTGTAAAGGCGGGCAGAGAAGCTGAGGCCGGTCTTTTCATCGACGAGCACAGCGATGTCCACACCAGAATCACCACCAGGTGGCTGAGCAGGCGGACGCATGGCCAGCTCAATGGCGGAACGGTGGAAGCCGACATTGGCCGTGTAGCTGTTGCCCACCGTGATGGCGGCGTTGTCAGCGGCAGCGATACGCAGACCAGGACGAGCGATGACGATGTCACCGCTGGTGGCTGTGCTGCCAGTGTTGACCACGTATTTGTTCACCGTGTCGGAGGCATGGGTGATGATGTCACCAGCCTTGATGCCCGTGGTGTTCACGGTCATGGTGTCGAAGGTCAGCGTGGTCTGGCCGACGGCTTCTGCTCCGTTGATCAGTGCGCCGGTGCCTGCACCCTTGGTGTGGCTCTGGACTCCAGCCGATGTGCGGATGGAAAAGCCCGAGATGTTCAGCAACTCACCACGGCGGAGCGTGGAATCTGTTGCTGCCTCGTTTGCTTTGGTGAGCTGGCTAAGGTTGCGCAGATTGGTGCCTGCGGTGGAGCTGATGATCAGGGAAAGGTCTCCGTCATCCATGATGCAGCCGTTGTCTTCGAGGATCTGGCGAAGCTCGTTGATGGTGTTGAAGTTTGAGGCAAACGGCGTGGTGCCTGCGGTGCCGACGGCACGGGAAGCTCCCTGATAGGCAGCTGTGCCAATCTGAGCTTCCATCTGGTTCATCATCTTGCGGATGCCTTGTTTGTAAAGCTGCTGCAGTGCTACGGAAGCACCGACGGTGGCAGCAAGTTGGGCGAACTGCTCACCTTTCAGCGGGATGCTGACACCAGCATAGAGACTGAGTGTGAGATCTTCTGTGCTAGTGGTGATGTCAGCCGCATCAGGTGGGGTCATCGCTGGAGTGTAAGATGTCTCCAGTGTTGGCTCCTGAGTGCGGAGGGATTTGACGGTGCCGCCTGCGGAGACGCCTTCAGAGCCGCCGTTGGTGATGACCCCTTGGGCAAAGCCAATGGGTTCGCGGGCGACTTGGTCGCGGGCCGCATAGAGGATTTCAGTGAGTCCTGTGAGTGAGATGTCGTTAGCCATGATCGTGAGAAGTGTGAGGTGGGGGTGTTATGGGTTCAGTATGTCAATGCAGGATCAATCAATGAGCTTACCGCCAGAGGCCATGAAGGCATTCCGCTCAGGGTGAGACAGGGCACGGAAGGCCGCATTGGTCATGGTCGGTTTTTCATCTTTGGTGCCGCCAGCAGGGCCACCAGCGGGGACGTTTGGCACGGGGGCACCGGCTCCGGCGGCGGCGGCGGGGCCGTTGCGGACGAGGTTTTCGACGGCGGTGAGGCTGGCTTTGATGTCAGCGGTGGCGGCCTCGACGGCGGCAGGCAGAGCAGCGGTGATGCCAGCGCTGACGGCGGCATCGAAACGGCTCTTCGTCTCGGGGTCTTCAAGGTTCAAGACGACGTTGGGAGACTGCGGCTTGTGCGCAGCGATGGCGGCGAGGGCTTCGTCTTCGGTGGCATCGGCTTTGATGCTGATGCCATTGCAGGCAGCCAGGGCAAGGATGAGTTTATGCATGGGGCGGTTTTGAGGTTTTTGGGGCTTCGAGGGTGGCGGTGTGTCAAACAGGGCGGCAAAGCGTTGCGGCATTTTGGCGAAGTCAGCGGAGGCACGGAACTGCGGGCTGAGGGCGAGATTGCTGAGGGCCACGTCATCAGTAAGCTCATCGACCAGGCCGAGGGAGCGTGCGGTTTCGCCGTCGAGGTAGGTGGTGGCATCCATCAGGCCGATGAACTCTTTTTCATCGCGCTTGCTTTTCTTGGCGTAGGTCTCGCGGATGACTTTGTTGTGAGCCTTGAGGGCTTCGCTGGTGCGCTCAAAGTCGCGGTAGTCGCCCATGCCGTAGGTGCTGGCGTTGTGAATCATCAGCATGGAGTTGCTCGGCATCTTGACCTGGTCAGCCGCCATGATGATCACGCTGGCGATGCTGTAGGCATAACCGTCCACATAAGCGGTAATCGTGGCCGGGTGCCGCTCTAGCATGGCATACATGGCGAGGCCGGTGGCCACATCACCGCCTTCGCTGCTGATGTAAAGGTCGATGGCCTGGACATTGCCCAGGGCCTGGAGCTGCTGCTCAAATTCACGGACGGTGCCGCCCTGGCCTTCTTCGGTGCCAAACCAGCCTTCTTGGTCTTTATTGGTCCAGCCAATGATGCCACGGATGCGGATCTCGGCCTTGGTGGGTGCGATGTTCTGGAAACGGTAACTGATGCGCGGGGTCATGCCTCGCGGGGGCGTGTCAATTCTGACAGACTTGCTTTGGCTCGCTAGCAGCTCATCTCAGTGTTCATCCAGAGATTTGCGTTGCGGCTTTTTCCTGATTGGTGAGTTTGTCCCAGTCGCTCCAGACTTTCCAGAATCGGCGACCCATTGCGGCAGCAGGCTCCCCGTCTTTCTTGAGCTTGCACGGCCCGCAGTAGGGATGCACTTCAAAGGTAAATCCCTTGTATTTGTAGATGTCAGCCATGGTGATGATCGCATTCACTCGGCCGTCTGAATCTCGTATGCAGTGAGTTGCCATAGTCTTGATCTAATTTACCCTTCAGCCAGGGCGGCGAGTTCGCTGGCGAGAGTTTCAGGAGAGATGGTGCTGGCTAGGCCGGACATGGCTTGAAGCTGGACGGGGTCGATGGCGACTAGGCAGGCGATGGAG